ACGACAAGCTAAACAAAATTAAAAAAAAAAACTTGACATATTCATAAAATTGTAGTATAATAGGGTTTATAGATAAAATTATGTGCGGAGAAAAGTATGCACGAGATAACAATTGCACCAGAAGCCCTAACTGTGGCAAATACCTATATACAATGTAGCTTTAGTGTAGATGAAACTTCAAAAGTGTTAGGCATTCCATTACATGTAGTATCCAAGCACCTAGCTAGTAAGGAGGTAAAGGAGTACACACAGAGTGTGCTGTTAGATCTTGGTTGGAATAATAACTTTAAGCTACAGCAGGCTATGGATGACATAATAGATAAAAAGCTAGAAGAGATGCAAGAGTTAGATCTGACATCTAGTAAAGATATTATAGAAATACTAAAGCTAAAAAATGATATGCGCACTAGTGAATTAAAATTAAGTATAGAGCTAGCTAAAGCCACTACTCCAGTACACCAGACAAATATACAAAACAACTACAGTGATTTACTTTCACGTATAATGAAGGAGGGGGGCTAGATGCCTTTTGTAACTGATTTAAAAGTAAAACCTATTAGACATTCAAATAAACGAGAGCTTCTATCTGCACTAGTATACATAGATAATGAGGTAGGTGCTATAGTGGCTCCAACTGGTTTTATTACTGACTATGCAACAATACCTAAGATTGTTCCTAGGTATCTTATAAACTCAGACAGTTCTACTATTAGAGATGCTAGTGTTATACATGACTTCTTGTATTCAAAGTCTACTTATACTAGGAAAGTAGCTGACCAGGTGCTATATCGTGCTATGTTAGATTTAGGCAGCTCAGTAGTTATAGCTAAGACTATATACTATGTATTAAGAGTAGTAGACATACTTAAAGGAGGGGAGATTGTCCTACAAAGAGTGCATTGATAGAATAACTCGTCTAGAGCAGCATATAAACGAATACTCCACATATAGGAAGGCTAGGGAGGAGAGTGATAAGGAGGCAGAGACCCGTGATATTGAACGACAGCAGATGTTAAATAATGACTTACGTGATGTAAAGGAGGAGCTAGCTACTATATCAGAATACCTAAGTACGCAAAAAGGCTTTATTGGGGGAGCGATTTTCATAATTGGAGCAATTACTTCAGTAATTACCCTTTTCGCAGATAAGTTATTTAGGTAAATACTGTGAGTCCCACAGCAATATATAAAACAGGGAGTATGTAATGTTTGAAACTAGCCACCCAGAAATAAGTTGCAAAGAGATAATGGAATTCCCAGTAGATACTAGGTTTTTAAAAGTACCTATACAGAATCTACTAAAAATAATGGGTATACAGCTTAATGGTCCACAAATGTGGCTAGTAAATGCCATAAATTCTCCTGACATTCGATTTATTACATGCAATTATAGTAGACGATTAGGTAAGACATTTGCATCCAACTTAGTATTATTCTGTAAGAGCCTTGAGCCTGACCAGAATTTATTAATTGTAGCACCAGATTATAATTTAGCTAATATTTCATTTAAGTTACAACAAAAGTTCTTAAAGATGTACAATCTAGAGACTACTAGATTAAACCAGAAAGACCGCATAATAGAATATACAAATAATAGTATAGTAACCATCGGATCAGAATCAAGAATGGACAGCCTATCAGGCTACACTAGAAATCTTAACATAAATGACGAAAATGCATTATGCTCTAGCGGCTTCATGTCATCTTATGAACAAACTTTACGACCATCATTTGATGCAGGTATGAATAGTAAGCAGATTACTATAAGTACTCCTAGGGGTATGCAGTCCCACTTTAGGGAGTTCTATGATAGGGGCTTTGATACTACATTTGCTATGTGGGCTAGTGCATCAGCAGATGTAGACGAAAACACAAGAGCTGACCTAGCTGATATAGAAGAGGCTAGGGGTACAATGACTAGAAGCTTATTCTTACAGGAGTACTATGTAAACTGGAGAGTAATGTCAGGTACTATATATGAACTTGACGATAGTTGCATTATTAATGATGTACCTGAGGACATAGAGTTTGATTCTGTAATAATGGGTATAGATCCTGGATTTAGGGATGAATTTGCTGCTGTAGTACTAGGTATTACTGAGCACTATGTTTATGTAATAGATGAGTACCTTAGTAGTGAAAAGTCTACCTCTATACATGCAGAGAAGATAGCTGCTCTAATTGAGCAGTATGATATAGATTTGACTTTCGTTGATAGTGCAAATGCCCAGGTTAGAGCTGATTTTGCATATGATTATGACATACCTACAAATAAAGCTAAGAAAGACGTTTTACAAGGAATTGGTTTTTGCCAGTCCCTTATAGAAAAGAATAGAGTATATGTACTAAATAAGTGTAAGCATGTTATAGAAATGCTAGTAAATTATCGCTGGGCCCCTGATAGCACAGCAGACGCAACACAGTTAACTAAAGAAAAACCACTACACGATAAATACTCACATATGGCTGATGCACTACGCTATGGTATATATTCATATAAGTATAACCTAGATTCAATCCTAGAAAATGAAGGAGAGATAGATGAAGAGACTTCCAGTGAAGTATATTCGTGATAAGGCTAAGAGTGCTTATATAAAGGATGATCAGTGTTACATATGTCAAGCCCCTGGTCAGTTGCAGCTACATCACTTTAATAGCATAACGCTACTATGGGAACGGTGGATTAGAAAAAATAATATACAAATACAGCTAGAAGCTGATATACTAGCTAATAGGGATGTATTTATATCTCAGCACTATGACGAAATATATATTCAAACAGTAACTTTATGTAAGTCTTGCCATATGGATAAATTACATAGAGTATTTGGGAAAGTACCTACACTAGCTACAGCAAAATCTCAACCTAAGTGGTGTGAAAAACTTAAAAAAAAACTTGACACACGTATAAAATTGTAGTATAATATGGTTTATAGATAAAAATTATGCACTAATAAAATTTCTCCACTAATTACATAGGAAGTACAATATATGGGATGGTTATCAAGACTACGCAGCAAGGCTAACCCTGTGCAACATATTATTAGGGAGGAAGAAGGTACTTCTAAATATACAAGCGCACCTATATTAACACATCAAGAAGCATACTCTACACTAGAAGTAGTAAATAGGGGTGTTAATATAATTGTAGACCTATGTTCAGCCATAAAAGTTGATATAGGGGATAGCATTGGGTCAGCTGTAACAACTGAAAATATCCGTAAGAAACGCCTAGATAGGCTACTTAACTTTTCTCCTAACTTATATCAAACAGCAGACGTATTCAAACGTAATATCCTAATGGATTTGCTACTAGAGGGCAATGCTTTTATATATTTTGATGGTGCGCACTTATTTAACCTCCCTGCTTCTATTGTAGAGATAGTAATTGATAAGCACACCTTTGTAAATTCATACAAGTATAATGATGTAGTATTTAGGTCGGATGAGATAATACATGTAATGGAGAACTCCTCTGTAAGCATATTTAGGGGCCAATCTAGACTGCTAGCTGCATCGGATGCTATTAATGCCATAACTACCCTTACTAAATACCATACAGATTTCTTCAAGAACGGAGCAATTCCTGGAATTGTATTAAAAACCCCAAATAATTTATCTCCTAGAAATAAACAAAAAGTACTACGCGACTGGTCAGCTAACTATTCTGTGCAGAAAGGCGGAAGACGCCCAATGATACTAGATGGCGACTTTGATATAGCTAATATAGGGGTAGAAAACCCACGTGAGTTAGACTTCCAAAAAAGTATAGAGTCCTATGAAGGACGAGTGCTTGCAGCCCTAGGTGTTCCACCTATTATGCTATCTAGTGGTAATAACGCTAATATTAGCCCAAATATAAAGATGTTGTACACTAGCACAATTATCCCCTTATCAGAGCGGGTTGTGGCAGCATTTGAACGGTTTTTTGGCTATGACATAAAACCAGTATTCCAGGATGTAATAGCATTACGCCCAGATTTAACTGAACAGGGAAACTATTATACTTCCTTAGTAAACTCTGGTATTTTGACTAGGAATGAAGTACGTACACTATTACGTATGCAATCTAGCCCGTCCGCTATAGCTGATGAGCTTATACTTCCCGCCAATATAGCAGGTAGTGCAGCAAATGCAAACCTAGGTGGAAGACCTACTAATTCAACCAATCAATGAAAAATATGAATAAAGACCTACAGCTTATAACCGAATTTAAAGCTATTGATAATAATGGCAATAACCCAACTTCGATGCTACGCATCGAAGGCTTAGCCTCAACATCTAGAGTAGATAGTGACGGTGATATAATTTTACCTAGTGCTTGGGATTTAGGTGTATACAAAAAAAATCCTATCTTATTATCGCAGCATGAACATGGCGAACCAATTGGAAAAGTAACTAGTATTGAGGTAGTGCCTAACGGCTTGCATATTATTGCAGAAGTTAGTACAACTGCTGAAAAAGTACAAACACTAATAAAGGAGGGGGTCTTAAAAACATTCTCGGTTGGTTTTAGGTTGGTAGAGGGTACTGTATCTGAAACTACTGATAACTTTACAATTACTAAAGCAATTTTACATGAGATAAGTATAGTTAGTGTCCCAGCAAATGAAGACGCAGTATTTTCTATAGCTAAGTCTCTAGGCTCAACCTTAGCATATTTAGAATTGAAAAAACAATTTGAGGTCCCGGCCTCTAGTATACAAGCTCAAATAACCTTAGAGGAAAAAATGGACAAAGAAATCAAAAAATCAGCAGTAGAAGTAACTACTGGTGCTGAAAATTTACTTAAAGAAGTAGCTAGGCGATTAGAAGCTGTAGAAGCGCGTGAGCAGGCACAACTAGACGCAGAAGCTACAAAAGCTGCTAAAGCTAAAGAAGCGCATGTAGCTGCATTATCTGCAGAAAATGAGTCTATGCTAAAATCATTAGAGGATTTAAAATCTGAATTAGCCGATAAGGCTGGTGAAATTAAAGCCATTAATGAGTCAAAAATGGCCTTTATGGATAAAGGTGCAGCTGGTACTATTTCAGATGCTGATATTGATAGTGCAGTTTTACTAGCTAAATCATTGGGTCGTTCTATTGATGATACAGCCTTTGGTAAGAAGTTAGCAGAAAAAGCCGCAGCTGGTCCACATATTTCTACTATGCTAGCTGGTTGGGAAGAGCAATATAATACTCGTGTATATGATGATATTAAAAATCGTCTAGTTGTAGAGCCACTATTTAGTAGCATTACAATGTCGCAGCCTACAATGTATTTGCCTATTAATCCAGAGGCAGGAGTAGCTTCTTGGGTAGACCCTGCAAACTATGGTTCAGCAACTGGTGCATCATCAGGTACGGCTGCCACACATGCATTAACTGAGAACACCTTAAAGTCCTACAAACTAGCTTCTAAAGAGTATATCTCCGATGAAGAGGTAGAAGACTCTATTATCAGTTTAATGCCTATTATCAGAGACGCAGTAGTTCGTCGAATGGCTAATGCATCTGACATTGCACTATTAAGGGGTCAAGCAACTGGTGCCACTGACCCAATTGCTGGTCTTACTAAGATTGCTGCAACTGATCTCAATGTATTAGCAGCAGCTGATCAGCCTAGTATTGGTGCAGCAACCAAAGTAACCGTAGCTACCTTGTCTGCACTTAGAGCAAAACTTGGTGTATGGGGGTTGAGCCCAGCCGATGTAGTATACATTGTGTCACCAGATGCATACTACGATTTACTAGTTGATCCTGATTTTCGTACTATGGATTTAGTTGGGGTAAATGCAACTATCTTAACTGGGCAGATTGGTTCAGTGAATGGTAGTCCAGTCGTTGTTTCTACTAGCTATGAAGCTAAAGCGGCAACTAAAGTCTTTGCTACAGCAGTAAATAAGTCTAACTTTATGGTTGGTGTTCATCGCGGTCTAGTAACTGAGCGTGAAAGGTTAATTGAGTATCAACGTACTGTTCTAGTTTCTACTAGACGCATGGGCTTCTTGCAGACTATCGCAGGAAACGCTGTCGCAACTGGTTCTTACAAAGTATAAACTTATACCCTCCTCGCTAGAGATGGCGAGGAGTTTTCTTTAATAGTATGCTTGTATTATTAAAGAAAGCCAATTAATAAGAGGTACTACATGGCATCCCCCTTTATCAGCTTAACAGAATATAAAAGCTATTATAATATAGCCTCAACAAATAAAGATGCACAATTTACCCAAGCTATTACTTATGTATCTTCTTGGATTCGTTCTTATACAGGTCGTTCATTTGATGCTGCAGTAACTACAGAGTACTTTTCAGGAGACGCTGATATATACTTTGTAGAAAATTTCCCAATTACCTCACTGTTAGAAGTATCAACAAGCCTAGATGGTGGGGCAACAAGGACAGTTCTGGTAGAGGGGACGGACTTCTATGCAGATATGTCACTAGGGTGTGTAGAAACCACAAATGGGAGATTGTTTAGGCGTAAACCCCTATTTAAGTTTCTAGCCGTAAAGTATACCTCCGTACCTGATATACCTGATGATCTTAAATTAGCAGCTATATTACTAGTGAATTACTATTTATCTGAAGACTTTAAGCCACGTAAGAGTACTGGTGTACATAATATTGATAGTGTTAATGAGAGCCAACAAATGCCTTATTATATACAGCAAAGCTTAGACATGTATAGAAACTTTAATGTATGAGCAAATTACAACTAAGAAACTTATATAGACAAAATATACGTCCAGCTATAAAAGCTGTTGCTAGTACAGTACGTGGAATACAGTACAGAATAGATATGCGTTTAGAGACATTACTGAATGGTGGACTTAGTTCAGCAGCTGCTACTGGCGTACTGAGAAAGGCTATGGTACATAGTGGGTGGGATTCAGACACAGAGTCTGTTACCTATACTAATAGGGCTGAGTTTGAGAGTATGTTAGCGTTTATGACTGCTTCCTTGCCCCAACGCGAACGTGCAAATGGTGCGGCCCCTAGTCCTAAGGACTATATATCATATGCACCAATAGTCAGTGCCAAGCCCCCGAAGGGGGAAAGCACTGTATATATAACTGGTACAGAAAGTATAGGTACAACAGGATATAAGAACAATATAAAGGTACGAATGCCTAGGTTTGGTCTTACGACTGCTGATCAGCAGCATATAGTTAATAATATAATGGCTAATATAGCTGGCGCATCTAGTACATTTGATACAAGTGTTGCAGCTGAGTACCTTATTTCAACATGGCTAACTGGAAACCCCAATTCCAAGGTTAAACGATCAACAGTACAGTTTAATGAATCTGCCTTATTCTCAAAAGGAAAAATACAGAAAGCGTACCTATCCCCAATGCGAGATGACAAGGGCAGGTTTACTAGTGAGTTTAGTATATTGAAGAGATTGCTCCTAGGTACTAGCTTACATGACATAGTTAAGAAAAATATGGGGGTAAAAGGTAGACTTGTATATAGAACAGGTAGGCTAGCACGTAGTGCTAAAGTATCATCTGTTAGTAAAGAGGGTAAAAATGATATACGTATTAAATACAGCTATATGAGGTTTCCTTATGATGTATTTGAAAACCATGGAAGTCCGCTATACAAAGATGGCGCTAGAAAGCCTACAAAGTTAATATCTACGTCAATTAGAGAGTTGGCTAGACAAGTAACTACTGATAGATTCAACCTATTAGTTACAAGGAGCTAATCGTGGCAGGAAGTTCAAGAAGTGCAATAGTAAATTCACTAGTAACATTGTTCAAAACGATTGATGGAACATCATTTACTGACCCCAGTGGTACTACCATAACATTTGAATCAAACCTATTTGATAATGTTACAAATAGGTTACAGTTTCTAGATGAGGTAACTGATTTCCCTAATGTAAGTGTAGTAGCTGACGATGAGATTAGACAGTATTTGCCTGGAGAGTTTAAGTGGGGTTTTCTAAACGTAATAGTACGGGTATATGTAGAAGCAGAGTTTGCAGAGGATGAGCTGGAAAAAATTATAGTAGATATAGAGAATCTACTAGACGCAAATAATAATCTAGCATTTGGAGCAGGGAATAATCTAGTGGAAATACGAATTCAACGTATATCAACTGACGGTGGTAGTCTATCACCGCTAGGGTTTGGAGAGGTTCAACTAGAATGTAGATATGAGGTAAAATAAATATATTCAGCTATGTCATAAACATTATATTGGTGCTACCAATAGGTGTAAAGCAACCTAATACACAATACATACTGAACATTATAGGTGTATCTCTAGTATAATTGAATCTTCGCACTAAGTTTATCTATTGTACAAATACCTATAAAATTGGGTTGTAATACATAATTACAATATAATAGCGATCTAGAAAAATACTAGAATTTATACAAAACAACTAAAAACAGGAAACACAATGGCTTTTAACCTATCTCGTAGTACAAAACTATTCCTTTCAACACTAGGCCCTAATGCCACAACTGGATTTTCACCAGCAAATACATTTGAGGTACGAGTATTATCTTCTTATGATTTTTCACAAAGTACCAGCTCACAGACTATCACCCTTAACGAAGCTGGTGATACGCCTGTTAGAGGACAAAAAGTATTTAATACAGCAATTGACCCAGCCAATGTATCAATCACAACATATATACGACCGTACCTAGACACTGTTAACCATACAGCAATTGAGCGAATACTATGGGAAGCTATAGTTGGTAATGGCAATCAAGCTGCGTTAGCAACAGCACCATTCTCCAATACAACTTCTGATTCAACCAGCTTTAGGGTAGATTTCGAAAATAGCGACGTGCATGAGCTACTATTGCTTCAGGCGTACTTCGAACTTGATAACACTACCTATCAAGTTAAAGACTTAACATTAGACAGTGCTGACGTAGACTTTAGTATAGATGGTATAGCTCAGATAACATGGAAGGGCAAAGCAGCAGAGATCATAGAGGATACACCAGCAAGAGCAAATGTAGCAAGTTGGTCAGCTGGGGTTAATTACTTAGCTGCACCTGACGCAAACTTTATCAAGAATAAGTTATCTACATTAACTCTTACTGACAACGCTGGTCTAGTAGTAGCAAATCAAACTGTAAGTTTTGCACCAGCAATCAGCGGATCATTGGTTAATGAGTTTGACGGCACATCTACATATACAGCTACTATTACTGTAGATGGTACTGCAAACAATATTAGTATACCATCAGCCACAACTGTTGGTTTGTCAATTTCAGATATAGTAATTCTAGTAAATGACCAGTTAGATGGCGCTAATCTTATTCAGAATGACGCAGGTAATTTTGTAGTAACCTCATTAACACATGGTGCCAACGGATCGATCTCGATCGTAGATGGCACAACCCCTTTGTTTACTAGTCTAATAACCGCTTCAACTGCCACAGTTGGAACTGCTGTAGCTGGTTCAGGGACTGGTAAAACCTATGTTATACCTATTACAGGCGGTAACCT